TATTCAAATTAATTACTCTTAAGTTAAAGGGATTAAAAGAATGTATTAATGAAGAAATTAAACTAAACGTAAAAGTTGGTGATACTTTGTTAATGGGTAAATTTAAAAACAAAAAAGTAGTTGTTAAATCAATAGGTGAAGATGAATGGGGAATGCCAACAATTAATGGTAAAAAGGCAGTAACATTCAGAATACCTAAAAAAGAAAACTTAAAAGAAACTGCATCCAATGGTGGGTTTAGAGGACAAGATGAGCCTGATACATCATTTGTAGCAGATGGACAACCTAGAATATTGAATAAAGCTAAGCCTGAAGGTTGGTATAAGCAAGGTGGATATACTCAAATGGATACTCCTAAAGCAGACGCTATGAGAGGTAGGGGAAAATCAAAAGATACAGAAACTCAATTCAGAAAAGCATATTATAAACTTAAAAATGTAACACAAAGTACATTAAACCCAGCCGATGACCCATTTAAGGTAGAAGACTGGCAGGATGCATATAGAGAAAATCCTAACGAAAAACCTAAAAGATTTTGGGAATTGCCTGATAATCAAAAAGATACAATAATTTCAAAAGAAGATATTAAAGAAATAGTTTCCGATTTTGATTCTATATTAGATGAGATGGGACTTGGTGGTGGAGCTGGTGTAGGTTTAAGTTTGCCGGGTGGATATATTAATGGAGCACCAAAAGCTGATGATGTTAAGAAGGTTAGTAAGAAACTTAACAACAAAGGAATGAGTGGTTATGAAGAAATTGATGAAGATAATATTCCTGGTGGTTTGGCAAAAGGATTGACACTAAACGATATTGCGGAGAAGCATGGTGTTAGTGTTGATATTATGGTAGCTCAATTTAAAAAAGGAATATCAGTTGAAATGGAACATACAACCGATAGAGAGATTGCAAAAGAAATAGCATTAGACCATTTATTTGAAGACCCTAAGTATTACGATAAGTTAGCTAAAATAGAAAATCCAACAAACGAAGGATTAAAAGATTTAGAGAAAGAACTTGTAGTATTATATAATAAGGCTTTTAAGATGATGCCAATGTCTCCGGCACAAATGAAAGTTAGAGCTGAGATAGACAAACTTAAAAAACAAATAGATTCATTAAAGAAAGAATCAGTAAACGAATCATTATTATTAGAAGGTGGGGCTTATGGACATATGAATCATCCGTTTGATATTGAAATGAATCTTACATTTGGTGATTTAAAACAAATTGTGGTAAGAGCACTTAATGGTGATTTAGAATTAGCAAGAGAGAAGACTGATGGACAGGCATTGGCAGTTAGTTGGGTAAATGGGAGATTGGTTGCGGCTCGTAACAAATCACACCTAAAGAACAAAGGGGCTGGTGCTATGACAATAGGACAAGTAGCAGATAAGTTTGCTGGTAGAGGTGGATTAACCGATGCTTATAACTTCGCTATGCAAGATTTATCTAAAGCAATTGCAGCCCTATCAGAATCTCAACGTAAGAAGATATTTAAGGATGGTAGTTCGTTTATGAACTTGGAAGTAATATATCCAACCTCTGTAAATGTAATCCCTTACAATCAACCCCTATTGGTATTTCATGGTACATTTGATTATGATATCGATGGTACTATTGTAGGTGAGAACCAACAAGCGGCATCTATATTAGGTGGTATGATTAAGCAAGTAAATGCACATGTTCAATCTAAGTACACAATACAAGGACCTCCAATAAGCAAACTTCCTAAATCAGAACACCTTTCTAAATTGCAAGGGAAGTATTTAGGAATGATTTCTAAATTACAATCTGAATTTGCATTACATGATTCGGATGGTGTTGCTGATTATCACCAAGCTTGGTGGACTGACTTTGTAGAAAAGAAAGCTAAGAAATTAGATTATCAACAAAAAATAGGATTAGTTAAGAGATGGGCTTTTGGTGACAAGAGTTTCCGTATAGCAACAATAACTGATGACAAGATAAGAGCTTGGGCTGACCAAACTGATAAGCAGGACCAACAAAAAATAGGAAAGCAAAACCTAATGAGATTTGAGGAGATATTTTTAGGAGTTGGTGCGGATGTATTATCCTTTATGGACTCGGTTCTTACAGCAAACCCTGATAGTGCTAAAAGACAAATGGTAGCTCGTTTACAATCAACTATATCTCAAGTAAAAGCAAGTGGAGACCCTAAGAAAATTGAAAAATTAAAATTAGAATTATCTCGCTTAAATGCACTTGGTGGATTTGAAAAAATTGTACCAAATGAAGGTATTGTATTTGTCTATGGTGGTAACACTTACAAATTAACAGGTGCATTCGCACCCCTAAATCAAATTTTAGGAATATTTTTCGATAAATAATCGTTTTCTGAATTTTGATATACTTATATATACAAATATATCGTAAGTAATATGGCAAAGGAATTCAATAAAAAGTTTATGCACCCAACGCGTAGAAAGTTGGTGGATATGGTAATGCATGGTGCTGAATATGAAAAAGAATCATTTATTTCATTTTCTGGAGCAGATAAAGAAATTATAAAACGTAAAGTTGGTGAAAAATGGACTGATGAAGATGGTAAGTCTTGGGAGCAATTAGAAGCAGGTAAAGTACAAACATCAGAATTGGGTGATATAATGGCCGAAACAAGAGCTTACTTAGATAAGTTAAACACTTGTAAATCGGATAAGTGTAAAACAATCAAAATAGGTAGAGTTGATAAAAAGTTAATATCTAAAACTGGATATTGTTTACATTGTCTTACATTAAGAGAAGCCCAAATAAAATATGATGGATTGTGGGAAGCCTATGAAGATTATAAAATATTTTCTAATATGATTGCATATGGTAACGATGTAGTGGCTCAATTTAAACAAGCATACAAAGATGCTAAACAAACATATGAAGTAGTTCAAGAAGATGGCAAGATTGAAACTTGGAGTATGGAGAGAGATGTTGAAGAACTTAAAGCAGAAATCCTTTTGGAGATTGTTAAATTTGAAGGTGAGATTGAACAGGCTACAAAACTAAGAAATGAGGCTTACGATAAATTAAAAGATAAAAATTACGATTTAGTAAGACCACTTAACGATTAGTATGAGTACTGGTATAACACAAAAAAAATCTCTAAAAGAGATTATTGCAGAAGAATACAAAAAGTGTGCTACTGACCCAATACACTTTATGAAAAAGTATTGTATGATTCAGCATCCGGTGAGAGGTAAGATACCATTTCACCTATTTCCATTTCAGGAAAAGACTCTAACACAATTCGCAAGTAATAGATTTAATATAGTTCTAAAATCACGTCAAACTGGTATTTCAACCCTATCGGCTGGATATGCACTTTGGAAAATGATATTCAATGGTGATTTTAACGTATTGGTTATTGCAACAAAACAAGATGTTGCAAAGAACTTAGTAACAAAGGTTAGAGTGATGCATGAATTACTTCCTAGTTGGCTTAAGAACGGGTCTATGGAAGATAACAAACTTTCCCTTCGTTTAAATAATGGTTCTCAAATTAAGGCTATTGCTAGTTCTCCTGATGCAGGACGTTCTGAAGCATTATCACTTCTAATATTTGATGAGGCCGCTTTCATTGATGATATTGATGAGATTTGGGTGGCAGCTCAATCAACACTTTCAACGGGTGGTAGTTGTATTGCCCTTTCTACTCCAAATGGTGTGGGTAATTGGTTTCACCAAACTTGGTTAGGAGCTGAAGAAAGTAGAAATCCATTTAATACAATCAGATTGCATTGGACAGTACATCCTGAGAGAGACCAAAAATGGAGAGACCAGCAAGAGGAATTATTGGGATTAAAGAAAGCAGCGCAAGAGTGTGATTGTGATTTTGTAAGTTCTGGTGAAACTGTAATTGAACCCGAAACCCTAATGTTCTATAAAGAAACATACATTCAGGACCCAATTGAGAAAGGTGGATTTGATGGAAACCTTTGGAAATGGGAACATGCTGATTATAATAAATCTTATATGGTTGTGGCTGATGTGGCCAGAGGTGATGGTGGGGATTACTCTACCTGCCATGTAATTGATATTGTAAACGCAACTCAAGTTGCGGAATATAAAGGTAAAGTTGATACAAAGGATTTTGGAAATTTCTTAGTAGCACTTTCAACCGAATACAATGATGCTTTGCTTGTTGTGGAGAACGCTAATATTGGTTGGGCAACAATTCAGCAAGTAATTGATAGAGGATATAAAAACTTATTTTATATGAGTAAGGATTTAAAGTATATTGATATCCAACATCAAATGACAAATAAATACAGGTCAGAAGAAAGAGGATTGGTAGCTGGATTTTCAACTACTTCTAAGACTAGACCTTTAATCATATCTAAATTAACCGATTACTTCAGAGAGAAATCAGTTATAGTTCGTTCTTCTCGTTTAATAGATGAGTTATTCACATTTATCTATATGAATGGTAGAGCAGAGGCTATGAAAGGTTATAATGATGATTTGACAATGGCATTTTCAATAGGATTATGGGTTAGAGATACCGCACTTAGATTAAGACAAGAAGGTATTGATTTAACTAAAAGTGCGGTTGGTGGTATTACATCAAATACTTATAATGGTATTTATGGTGGTGGAAGTGGTAGAGATGATAACCCTTGGAAAATGAGAGTTGGCGATGGATTTGAAGATTTATCCGAATGGTTGTAGTGTTTTGATATTTTACGATATTTATGTTATATAATGTCAAAATAGGATTTTGTAGAAATTAATAATAAATTATGGCAGAACAAGAATTAGATGATAGAAGTTTTTTTGGTAGGTTAAAGAAGTTATTCTCAACCCAAGCTATCGTAACTGTTGATAAAGATGGTAAACGTAAGGTTGTTGATACTGATGACCGCCAAATGAATACAAACTTCGTAAATCTTAGAGATAGATATACAAAGTTACAAAGGTCTTATTATGAGACTAATCAGGGTGCACAATCAATGGCATATCATCAAGTTCGTAGAGAACTTTTTAGAGATTATGATGCTATGGATAATGACCCAATTATAGCATCAGCATTGGATATATACGCTGATGAATCTACTACAAAAAATGAATATGGTGATGTATTACAAATTAAATCATCAAATGAGAATGTAAGTGCAATACTTCATAACTTATTTTATGATGTAGTTAATATAGAATTCAATTTATGGCCTTGGGTAAGAAACTTGGTAAAATATGGTGATTTCTTTTTAGCATTAGAAATAGCAGAAGGTAAAGGTATTATAAATGTAACTCCATATTCAGTATATAATACTGAAAGATTAGAGGGTACTGACCCAGCTAATCAAAACTATGTTAAGTTTAAAGTTGAATTAGATAGATTTGGTAAGAAGGAATATGAGAACTATGAAATGGCTCACTTCCGTTTACTTTCAGATACAAACTTTCTTCCATATGGTA